TGACTGAACTTGCAGATTCAGAAGAAGGACTTTTGTTTACTGCAAAGTTTGCCAAGACCAGAGCATCAGATGATGCGATTGAACTTGTCAAGGCAGGCGCTTACGACTCCGTGAGCGTTGGCGCTATCCCACTGAAGTTCACAACCACAAAAGACGGAACAATGATTGTTTCTTCAGCATCGCTTGAAGAAATCAGCCTTGTTGCATCCCCGGCATTCAAGGATGCCATCATCACAGAAATCGCTGCTTCCGAACCTGAAGAAGAAGCAACCGAAACCCCCAACAACGACACTTCCGAGGAGGAAACCATGTCACAAGAAACACCAGCAGTCGAAGCCTCCCAGCCCGACATTATTCAAACTCCACTGCTTGCAACAGCACGTCGTGAGTTCAAACTTCCATCAGCATCCGAATACATCGCAACCTTCGTTCGTGGTGGCCACGACTGGGCACAGATGAACGCAAACATCCGTGCAGCAGCACCCGACGTTGTAACCAGCGACATCCCCGGCGTCATCCCAACTCCAATTGTTGCACCGATCTACAACAACTTCCAAGGCCGTCGCCCACTTATCGACGCCACTGGAGTTCGTTCAATGCCACAAGGTGGAGCAGTGTTTATCCGTCCAGTAGTAACAACTCACTCGACAATTGGAACTGCCACACAGAACACCACAATTTCAGCATCAGCATTTGAAGTTGACGATGTGCAAATCACCAAGACAATTCAAGGTGGCTATGTTGAAATCAGCGAAGCCTCAATGGACTGGTCACAGCCTGAAGTCCTCGGCGCTTTGTTAGACGACATGGCTCGTGTTTATGCAGACCGTACCGACCTGCTTGCGTGTTCAGAACTTGACACTGGCACAACGAACAGCAACAACTTTGCAAACGCATCAGTCAGCGACCCTGCTTACTGGGTTGAGTGGATGTATACAGCAGCAGCAGACATTCTCAATGGCTCGAATGGCAACTTGCCTTCAGTCCTTGCTGTGTCACCAAACGTCTGGAAGTTGCTTGGCTCATTGAGCGACACTGCAGACCGTCCGTTGTTCCCACAGGTTGGCCCAATGAACGCATACGGCACACTTAGCCCCGGTGGAGACGCAGGTTTTGCATTTGGACTTCGTGTTGTAGTTGACAGAAACATCACTGCGCTCGGTATGTACATCATGGACCCAACAGCAATTGAAAACTGGGAACAGCAAAAGGGCGCAATCAGCATTGAGCAGCCTTCACAGTTGTCACGGCAAATTGCTTTCCGTGGTTACTTTGCTTCAAAGGTCATCGACCCAACCAAGTCCATCAAGGCTGCTTTCGTCTAAACCGACGAACTACTAGAGGAACTGAAGAACCATGGCCACTTACGACTTAGCGTTTCACACACGCCTAGACGGTGTTGTGGTTCTTCAGACCTTCGTTGAAACTGGCATTCAAGTTGGCGATGTTGTCACCATCGCTGGCGCTGGCCACAACATGAACGGCACACACACCGTCCTATCTACGCAAGATAACGAATACATCGGACAGTCAGAAGAAGGCGACTTTGAATTTGACAACGAAGTCATTCGACTGTTTCAGTTTCTTTTCCGAGACGCTGACGGTGATTTAGAACGCTCTGTCGCCACAGGAACTGTGACCTTCACACCGTCTGTATCGTGGATACAGGCTTCCGATGTCACAAGTTGGCTTGGTATTGACGTGGCTACTGCTAACGACACGGCCTTCATAACGGTCTGCGTCAATGCCACCAACAACTGGTGCTTCAGAAAGCGTCGTGAGGCTGGTTACACAGACTCGATGACTACAGTGCCTGGTGCAGATGTGAAACTCGGTGCGATTATGTATGCAGCGACTCTTTACCGTGAGCGTGGCTCTGCAGATTCGTTTGCCTCATTTGACGCAATGTCATCCATCCCTATCCCTTCAACCATGGGACGCATTATGTCTCTTATTGGTTGTGGCCGTCCACAGGTTGCCTGATGCCTGCATCTGGAATCCTTGTCGACGCAGTCAACGCAATCAAAACAGCGTTGACAGCGTTGGGTTTGAAACCAGTCACAGACCCACGCAACGCACGACCCATGTCTGTCTTCATTGAATTACCAGTGATGACGTCATGGACTTATAACGTGGGCGACTTTCGCATCCCAGTTCGCATACTTGCAGCTCCTCCTGGCAACCAAGATTCAGGTGATTACCTGATGACCACGGTTGACACAATTATGAACTCTTCCATTGCCGTAGTTGACGCCCGACCGGGCAACGCTTCTTACGGTGGGCAAGACATCCCAACATACGATTTGACTGTGGCTATCGCAGTCAAACGAAACTAGAAAGGTCAGAAATGGCAACAACAACATTCCTCAGCAACGCAACAATCAACATTACGCAGGGCGCAACTACTTACGACTTGAGTGACCAAGCAAACGCTTGCACAATCACCATCGGTCAGGACTCGCTTGAAGCAACAGCATTCGGTGACACTGGCCATCGCTTTGTTGGTGGTCTTCAGAGCGTCGAAGTTTCTATCGATTTCTTCTTGTCTTACGGTGGCTCAGGCGCAACGTCTGAAGTTGAAACAGCACTTGCAGCAATGGTCGGCCAAGGCACAACGACACTCACCATTAGCCCATCTGGAACGACCGAATCGGCGTCTAACCCTGAGTACATCATTACGAACGCAATGATGGAAAACTTCACACCAATCAACTCAACCGTTGGTGAACTCGCAACCGTGACGGCTACCTTTACTGGTGGCACATGGGTACGAGACATTACCTGATTTAAGGAACGAGGGAAACAATGAAAATCCAACTACGCATCACGCCCAACGAAGGCGAACCATACGAACTAGAAACCAATCTGTTCGTCATTGTCGCTTGGGAACGTAAGTTCAAACAAAAAGCCTCGACACTTGCTAACGGCATCGGCATCGAAGACCTTGCGTTCATGGCGTATGAATGTTGCAAACAGCAAAACATTGCAGTGCCAGTTTCATTTGACGAATACATCAAGAAAGTCAATGCCGTTGAAGTAGTTGGTCAAGAAGACCCAAAAGCCACCGAAGCAACAGTTATCGAAGAGCCTTAGCAGAGGTACTTGTTGCAACAGGGTTTTACCCCCCACAAATAGAATTCGAGATGGACGACCTAACCACCGTCATTGAGATTTTGAACAACCAGCAGAAAGCACAACGGAAATGACAGCATCAGCCTCCATAGAGATAGCAGGTCTGAAAGAAGCCATCCGTTCGCTGAACAAAGTTGAGCCGGGGCTTCGCAAAGAGTTCACCAAGAACGCCAACGAAATCGCACAACCAGCCATACGTGAAGTCCAACAGGGCTACGCCCGAATCCCTTTGTCGGGTATGGCTCGCAACTGGACAGACAAATCAGGACGCAAAATCTTTCCGTTCTCAGTAGCCAAGGCACAGTCTGGAGTCAAGTTGAAAGTGGACGCTGCAAGAGAAGCAGTCAGCCTTCTTTACATCACACAGACCTACGTCGGCGCTGCCGTCTTCGAAGCTGCAGGGCGTAGCAACCCCAACACCCTGGGAGACTCTCTAGGGCCACTCAAACCCAACCAGACGAGAGTTCTTGGGCCTTCTGTATTTAGGAAGCGTGGCGAAATTGAAAAGGCTTTACAACGCCTCTCAATGGATGCCATTCAGCGTGTCCAGAAAGAACTGAACTAATGGCTCTGGCTATACCAATCATAAGCACCTTTGACGGAGGTGGAGTTTCCAAGGCAATCAACGAATTCAAAAACCTTGAAGGCGCTGGCAAGAAAGCCCAGTTTGCTATCAAAAAAGCAGCCGTTCCTGCAGCTGCAGCATTGGCTGGTTTAGCCGTTGTCCTGGGCGACGCAGTATCGGGCGCTATTGAAGACGCTGCAGCCCAAGACCTGCTTGCTAACAGCCTAAGAAAGACCACTGGCGCAAACGACGCACAGATTGCCAGCGTCGAAGACTGGATAACGGCACAAGGTCAATTGCTCGGAATTTCGGACGACAAATTGAGGCCGACGTTGAATCGGCTCGCTAGGGCAACTGGTTCAGTTACTACGGCGCAAGAGTTGGCGACTCAAGCCATGGACATTGCAGCAGCCACCGGCAAACCACTGGAAACCGTCGTAGGCGCATTAGAGAAAGCCTATGGTGGCAACCTTGCAGCCCTAGGCAAACTTGCTCCTGAATACCGTCAGATGATCAAGGACGGCTCAACCTTTGAAGACGTCATGTATGCACTTGCCCAAACCACTGGAGGTGCAGCTGCAGACGCAGCCGAAACGACAGCAGGCAAGTTTGCTCGACTGAAACTTGGTTTTGACGAAACAAAAGAATCCATCGGTGCAGCACTTTTGCCAGCCGTTGAATCTGTCTTGCCTTACCTTCAGAAGTTTGCAACGTGGGCACAAAACAACCCACAGACATTCATGATTATCGCAGGGGCTCTAGCAGCAATAGCAGCGTCCATTGTCGCCATCAACATTGCCATGGCACTCAACCCAATTGGGCTAATCGTCATTGGCGTCATTGCTCTCATTGCTGGTCTTGCTATTGCCTACAAAAAGTTTGAAGGTTTCCGAAACATTGTTGACGGCGTATTTGGCGCTATTAAATGGTGGATTACAAACATTGTCATTCCACAGTTCAACCTCATGCTGACAGTGTTCAAAACAATCTTCAACGGCATCGCCTCAGTCTGGAACAACACCATTGGCAAGTTTTCTTTCACTGTGCCGTCGTGGGTGCCCGGTATCGGTGGCAAGGGTTTTGCTATGCCTGACATTCCGATGTTGGCTGCAGGTGGCATTGTTACTGGCCCGACGCTGGCGATGATCGGTGAGGCAGGCCCAGAGGCTGTTATCCCTCTTGACCGTATGGGGCAGATGGGTGGTGGTGGCACAACTGTCAACATCAACGTCAACGGTGGCGACCCTCAAAGCGTGGTAAATGCCTTGCGTACCTACAT